TTGAACAATTTTACCATTTTGTCTATGTTTTAAATATAATTTTTTCCCATCAATATGATCTATATAAATATCAGCAAATGATTTAGGATTCTCTTTGGCGTGTTTTATTAATTCTTTGCAACAATGTTGACAACAAGTATAAAATCTATATTTTTTTCCGTTAAAATCTAATTTATGGGGTCTATTTTTTGTAATGGAAGCGTATCTTCCATCTTTGCTGATATTCATATAAGGGCAATATTTTAGAGTTTTACTTGACATTTCATTATTCCCACCATTCATTTCTTCTACATCAGTATCGGGATCTTCTTCTTCTTCTTCTTCGTCTTCGACAATCATAAATTGGTTATGCAAATTGATAGGTGGTAAACTATTATTGGTTAAAGTTGTATTTCCAGAATAAAACGATCCAGGGGAATCAACTGGTACAGTCGTTAAAGTACTAGGAACTGATAGATCTCCTAATGATAATGGACCTGTACTAGGAACTGATAGATCTCCTAATGATAATGGACTTCCAAACGAACTAGGAGTTTGCTCATCAATAATAGGAGATGGATTTATAAACAACGGTCCTTGTACACTTAAATTAGAAGAGGTTGGAGTAGAAAACAAATCATTGGTATTTGTACTTCCACCTCTTTTTTTGGTTTTTTTTAAATATTTCTTAGGCATTATTCTATCTATAAAATTAGTAAATATTTAAAAAAATAATAGTTAATTATGCTTAAAATCCTCCTGGGAATTTAACAATGTTGGCTCCGATACCGAAACCAGCTCCTGATCTTGCGGTAACTCCCATACTTGGTACATAGGTATCTAATATACTAAATGTTGCGGCTGCTGTTAATGCAATAAGAATAATTTCTTCTACATTAAGAGATCTTTTAGGGATTGCGTAAGCTGCAATTGCAACCATTAAACCTTCTACAAGATATTTAATGATTCGCTTGACTAGTTCTCCAACATTTACTAAACCATTCATATTTATATAATTTAAAAAGAAAAAAATAATTAATTAAAAAAAAAATAATCTTATACAAAAATAGCTTAAATATTAATCAAGTGTCAATTATATGGATCCTACAGAAAACTTTGAAAAAAAAGAAATTAATGGTCGAGTGAACCCAAGTTATGTTGATTTATTGGAAGAAGATAAGCCAATTGCTGGACAAAAGTTTACTTGTGTTTCATTTGTTTCCCCCGAAAACGTGCTAAAAAGAAAAGAAATTTTTTATTTTGAAAAATTCCTAAATAAATGGGATTTCAATAAATCAGTTGAAAAATTTATTCAGTTTTTGAATTTTATTTCCTATAAATATAGTCTATCTTTTGATGAGTTATCCGAGGAGTTGAAAGACTTTGTAAAAGAAGAGAGGGTAAAGTTAGAAGAAACCAATATATTAGATGAGTTTAAGACATACGTAGATAATAATGAAGAAGAACTAGAGAAAAAGTTTAATATAGACAATCAATTTCAAACATCAATAAGAGGATTGAAAATAAGAGGATCGTATGGTTCTTTGGAAGAAGCTGAGATGCGTGCTGGTCTTTTGAGAGAAGCAGATCCTAATCACGATGTCTTTGTAGGTCCTGTTGGTATGTGGATGCCTTGGGAACCGGAGGCTTATAAAACCGGTAGAGTTGAATACTTGGAGGAGGAGTTAAATGCTTTGATGAAAGAGAAAAACAAGAATGATTCGAATGCCAAGGATGCATTTAATGAACGTATCAAGGAGTCAAAAACCAATGCGATTAAAGATAATATGGAAAAGGCAGAAAAGTCTGGTAATAAATTGACTCAAGGTTTGGACAATACAGGTAATTTGGTAGGAGTTTCAAACAATACCCAAATAGATAGTTTAATAAATAATGCGAATGTAAGTAATAATATATCTACAGCGGATATTTGTAAAGAATTGTTTGAAGGAGATGATATAGTAATGGGAAAGACTGATAATGGAAAAAGTCAATTGGTAAGCGGTCCATTTGCCAAAAAAGAATTGAAAAATTAAATGATTAAAAGATTGATGAATAATATAGTATTTTTTTATATATATTTTATATATGAAAAAATGTCCTCCTGGTAAATTTTGTATTTCTAATATCCATTTATTATTTTTGGTTATTATAGTATTAATTGTATTTTATTTATGTTATATTAATAATTCTAATAATTCTATTAATATTAAACAAGAGGTAGTGAATCCAGCTTCTAATCAAACCAATAATAATAATAATGCTACTGGGTATTCATTCCCTAACTTTTTACCAAATTTTATTCCTAATTTGCCTTATAATAATTGGGCACCTGACGTTTTACTAAACCCCTATGCTCCACCTTTGAAAGATAATAGGTATTTTATTCCCTTTAATGTTCCTACAAATATTGGTTATGTTAACGCCAATTATAGACAAGTAGGAATTTTAACACCATTGAATAAGAAAAACAATAATAATAAAATACTTTCTTTAATGGGACGTCCTCTTTATACGAATAGAAATTTATGGCAATATTATACAATAAGTAATCAACATAATAATGTTAAATTACCTATAATAATTAATGGTAAAAATGCCACCAATGATTATGGTGTGAATGAAATTTATACCAACGATGTTGTTTTTGTTGAAGGTTATCAACATAAGTTCAAAGTTACCGTTTATGAAAATAATGGAATTTCCTATTTATAACCAAAAAATTCGTAAAATATTATATAAGATATAAAACTCGAAATAAATGTTATGAAAAATACATCAAATGGTAATTTCCAATCTTGTAATGAAATATTCAAAATCTTTTTACATAAAATAGTCTCTGGGTTTATGTTACATTTGGTTCGTGCATTTTCTAAATATTTATTGAATACAATAGCAATTGTTGTAGAAAACGCAGTTATAATAGAAATGTATATAAAATTAATATAATATTTATTCATTGATTTATAATTATATAATATTTTTTACCATCCTCGCGTTTTTTTTACATTTATACGTTGACCACTTCCTTTTTTCTTTACCTTGGAAGGGTCATATTTTTCATCTTCATCATCGGAATTAATATTTTTAGATAAATCCCAAAATTCTTTTGAACCCAACTTAAAATCTCTGTGGGAATCAGCTTTATACCAAAACACTTGATCAAATAATTGATTTGATTTTGAATTGTTATTAATTACTAAACATTCATAATTTTCGGTACATTGATCCATCACTTGACAAAATGATTCAAAGGTGGGAAACATACCGGCATAATTCTCATAAATCCTTTTTCTATTGGCAATATAATTTTCTCTCAAAATAAATACATAATCAATATTAGTTCGTAACATTGGGGGAATACCTAATGGGTATTGCATTGTTATTACTAACATTATTTTCCAATGCCTTCCATTCATAAATAATAAGCGCATCATTTTATCCCTGGTCCAAGCTCCATCATATAAACAATCGTCGAGAATTACAAAAGCTCTAGCATCAATATTAGTTCGTTTATATTGACTAATTTCAGCCTTTACTGTTTTAAGAACTTGTTTTTGCCGTTTCATTATATTTTCAATAATTGCAGTATTATATTCATTATGTATAAATAATTTTGGTACCATACTTCCGTAAAATCCATTCCCTTCTTCTGTTCCAGAAATTACAGTACCAATTGGTATATCTTGATGATAATATAATAAATCTCTTACTAAAAAACTTTTTCCTGTGTCTCTTTTTCCAATAAGCACGATTACAGGTCCTTTGTTTTCAGAAGCCTTAAAACTTATATTTTTCATATCAAACTTTTTCAATTCTAATGTCATTAAATATAATATTTTTATATATTTTATTATTCTTTTTAACGAAACTGTTTTAATATTTAATTTTTAATAAGTTTAAACAGAAATATTAAATATATTTACCAAGTTTAATGGAAATTTATTACTCCAAGGTTAAAAAAAACAATGCTCTTTTAAATAAAGATTTAGAATCTTTATTAAATTTAAATAAAATTCAAAATTATATACCCATTTATAAAAAATTTTTTAATTTGAATGAAAGTAATTTTAATTCTATTAATTTAAACAATAAGAATCAATTGTTTAGAATTCATAAAAAGGAAAATCATAATTTATGTGTTGGGAATATTGTTAATACAGTTAATAATTCAAAAATTCAAAACAAAAATATCTTTATCAAAGTCGCACCCTTATTGGATCCTTATAAGTATTTGATTGGTAAGTATAATATTGATGATCCAAATTTGTTTTTATTACCTAACCTTACCAATAATTCTACTTGTCATAATAAAATTTATAATTATAATAATTCAGCATATGTAGATAGTTTTTTTTCCTTTTTAAATAGTAAGTTGTTGGAAAATTTTAATGTTTATAATTGCAATGACTTTTATGGAAGTTTTCTTGGAATTCAAGATGAATTTCAAATTAATATTTGGGATGACTTGGAATATTTGAATAATTCTGAATTTTTCAACGAGAAAAAAGGGAAACTTTATGAAGTGGATGATTATTCTGATTATCTAAATGATTTTTCTTCTGAACTTTCGGTTTCAAGTAAAAAAAATAAGCCTAAAATACAAATTTTGGATAATAGTAATTTAAATAGCCAAATCGATATTGAAGGTATTGAATCTATTGATGCTATTGAAGGGATTAAAGATATAGAGAATATTAATGAATTAAATGTTCTAGAAATCAATTCAAATAATCATATCATTTCCGACGATATTATATCGTTAAATAGCCAATCTTCTTGTTCATCTAGATCATCTCATACTGAAACTGATCATTTGACCAATATTGAAATAAATTCAAATTTAAATGATAATCTTCACGAGGACGATAATAGTCAACTAGAAGATGATAATAATTCTGAATCTGGTAGCGAAAGTGGTAGCGAAAGTGGTAGCGAAAGTGGTAGTAGCGATTGTAGTGAAATC